GCCAGGAGGCGTCCGGCATTGGATGAGTTTAGAAATCTTTCTATCTTGGCGCTAGCGTCTAGTCCCAGTCCTGCCACTGAGCGCCCCAGGTCGTCTAGACCTTCTTCAATATCAACTTCTACCTCTTCATCACCGGTAACTTCTTCAAACATATCTGAAAGAGCGCTCATGAGCGGACCGATATCAGTGTCGGTGGTGATTTGCTGAATAACCTTCTCTACTCTCTGCTGGTCGGTTTCGGTCGCAAGAGCTTTTAGCAAAGCCATAGCATCTTGAGGATCCTCTTTATATTGAGGAGCTTCTTCCTCTGTCAAGCGGAAGGCTCTCCAGCTCTCCATTATGAGTTTCATGTCGCTCACAGTCTAATACCGGTTTCGTAATGGATAGTAGTAGTAGCCCGGGCGCATGGAGCCCTTTTCTGCATACTGCGGAACTTCGCCGTACTCAGTTGAATCACGATCGGAAGGATGCACGAACATGTCTTCAAGGTCCTTCTCATACTTGTCGGCGATTTTCTCATGTTGGGCTTCGATTTCTAGAAACTCAGCAATAACGAATGTAGCGGCCTGAAGCGGGTTAACTTGATCGTTCTCAAACACAACCCCCTCAAGAGAGCGGAATACATTTCCTCCCTGGATCGAGGATCGGTCGACAATGCCCCTATCAGCGAGCAGCTCCAGTAAGCGATTCTGGAATTCATAAACGTCTTCTGTGGCTGTTGTCTTGGGGAAAGTTGTGATTTTCATTGAGGATGGCACCACGGCAATATCAATCTTTTGATGATCCATAATAAGCAAGGAGCCGTCAAGGGCTCTTCGTGCCTGAAGTTCTACAGTTGCGTTCGGTCCGCCGATGTGGATTTTAATCATTTGCTGACAGCTCCTTGACCAACTCTTGCGTCTTCAACACTTTATTTAAATCAGTGTCCGTAAATTCGCGCTTGCGGAATTCCTCAAGGTAGTTACTTATTCCTTCAAGCTTCTGTGAGATTAATGCTTCTTCAGCTGTCTGTGTGGCTTCTGCTACTAGTGCTTTGAGTCGCGACAGTTCTTCATTAAGATACACACGGAGTTCGAAGCCTTCGTCGGCGAAGCTGGTGATGTATCGATTGAGCAAATCCTTTTGTTCCTGGAGGAGATCGGTGTACTTGCTATTGAATTTCTTTATGAAGGAATGATAAGTGATATTATCAATGGTCTTCATTTCGTCGGCGGTGTCCTTCCGTGACGTCATCTTCTCAATGATTGTCTGCTCAAACAAAACCTTCTTCTTGATTGGCATTTTGGTATTAAAGATAGCACTAACCGAGGCCAGAGATTTAAAGTTTGGTACGAAGTTGGACCAGGTTGCTTGTCCGAGGTTCTTATTGATTGCCGCAATGATTCTTGATTGCGCGCTGAAGACTGCATTATTGTCGAGCTGGGCGTGTGCGAACTTTGTTTCCTGCAATAGTCTTTCTGCAATGTTCGGCTTGACATCTTCAGACTCAAGCAAAATTTTATAGAGGGTCAGCTCTTGAGTGAGGACGGAGCCTGCATTGAAGTGTTCTTTCACCAGGGAAACAATCTTAGCCTTTCTCTCGCTGTCCTTATCGACAATAGCCTTTGTCAACTCTCGCGAGAGGGTTTCATAAATAAAGGCAGTATTTCTTTTCTTATTATGTTTCATCTTTCTTATCCTCTTTGCGCTCCATCTCTTCAACTAGGCGTCGAACCTTTGAAGTGTTTCTGAATAAAACTGCTTCGTCGTTAGTATAAGTAGGTTGCTGTTGCTCCTCTAGACCGACAAGCGATTTAAAGTCTGGCATCCCAAGGGCACCAGGAGGAAGTTTGGACCGAGTGGTTCGAGAGACCGGAGTCTCCGGGATTGCCGTGTTTCTCATTTCGCGGCGCATTGGACCGCCAGAATATCTGGCGGCGCTGCCGCGTCGTTTGTCTACTTTGACCGGAACATGCTTAGCGCCTTGGTGTCGGTTTTTCTTTGGATTGTCTTCGCGTCGGCCGGGTGTTGCCAAGAGAGCAGAGTCGTCACCCTCTCCTTCTCCTCCGAGGTCTTCACCTCCGAGATCGAGGTCGCCTTCGCCTCCGAGGTCCAGATCGCCTTCGCCGCCTAGATCACCTAGACCACCCAGATCGCCTTCGCCGCCGAGGTCGCCCATGCCGCCGCCGGCAGCTTCCATCGCGCCTTCTTCGGCTAGTCCCTCAAGGTCCTGCTGGTACTTGCGGTCGTAGAACGTCTCTCGCTGGTTGCGGAGGAACTCAGTGTCGCTCATACCGAGGATGTTTCTGGCAACCCAACGTTTACTATATACGCCTTCGGGAACTCCGGTGGCTGTGTCGAACTTAGTTTTCATGTACTCAAGCTGCTGCAGTTCCGCCAGTCGTGACGGATTGTTGAGCGTAATCTTAAATGATAATAGATCTTGTCCGCGATAGCCCAAGGTATAGAGATGGACAATGGCCATCTTTTCTAACTCTGCTACTATCGAGCGCTGCAGTCTGGTGATTGTGCGGGCGAAGCGAATGTCCTTCTGGGCTAAAGTTGTTTTATCTTCTGTGCCGCCTTCGAGGTTTGTCAAGTATGCTTGTGGAATCTTAATGGCTGCGAATAGTTTGTCTCGGAGATACTTAACATCGTCAATATCGTTAAGGCTTGATGCTCCCTGCAATGATTTAATGTCGGAGCCGACGCCGCCGCGCATTGGAATAAAGTAGTCCTCTTCAAGAGAGAGGGGGTTATAACGCAAATCAACGCGACCAGTGTTAGCATCAACCAGTTGGTTGCGCTTCATCTCGGTCTTGACTTTCTCCATGTACTGAGGTACATCCTGCGGAGGAATATTACCAACGTCAATCTGGAAGATGCGGCGTTCCGGGGCGCGGACGACGCGGTACGCAATCATCGCATCCTCAAGCAAAACAAGCTGGCGCCAAATACGGCGAGCGGGGTCGAGGACCGAGGTACCGTATGGAGAGTAGCGGTCGTTACCCAGGATGCGGAAGTGGGCAACCTGCCAGTTCTCGAAGGTCAGTCCTGCGCCGTTCCACTGGTACTGGACATAATTTGGGTTTGTCTCGTCTTGTCCTTCCAGTCTTTCAACCTCGTTGTTGGGCATGCCGATTACTGATGTGATACCTAGTTTCTCGTCAATATCTAAATAGAGAAAGAAGTCGCCGTACTTGCACATGGAGCGTGCCCAACCGAAACAATTGAACTCAATGTTGAGAGCATCGTAAAAGAGTGACTCAAGAATAGTCTTAATCTCATGGTTCATGCAATCAATGTTCAAAAGACGATCGTACTCATTAGAGGTCGTCATCTCATCCGCATAAATATCGAGCGCCGAGGCAATCTCCGGCATGTATTCCATCTGCTCAAAGTCGATGTAGCGTTCAGCGCGGTTCTGGCTGCGGAATGCAGCCGACGTCATCATATTATAATTCTGAGAATAGTTGTTGTCGGAGCGCTTAAACTCCTGTCCGCTCATTGAACGGAATCGGAAGCGATATTTATCGAGGTTGTTCCGGCGATCTTGTCGTGCTACCTGTGTGCGGTAGTTAACGATTGGTCCTGATAGGAGGCGGGTTAGTCTCTTAAATAAGGGTGACGCGGGGTTGCGTGGGTTTTTCTCGTTATTGTTAGCCATTTTTTAGCCCTTTATTAAACCAGAGTATTGTTCGTTGAATGAGAATGCCTCACCAACCCTCTGGTTTTCCTTTGTAACTTTGTGCCCAGTCTGTCCCGGGATTGTTGTAGAGATATTGGTGGAAGCACAAGAAATGCCGCCAATGAAACTCTTGCTATATTCTATACTTTTTTGACTTTCGATAATCACTGTGTCTCTCACCCAACATCCAATAGCAAACGACATAACCAAATCATCGTTATAGCTTCTCATCGCCTGCGGTCTTCCGGCATGCCAGATAAAGGTTTTCATTTCTGATAACAGGCGATTAGAGTTGATAGTAATTAGTTTGTTTCTCATAAACTCTTCCATCTTCGCAACAATCAACGGTCGAGTCTTAGAAGAAGTTGTAAATCCCGGGATTGCGTTAGATTGCCACTGCGCGGTTACGGGATCGATGTATCGGTGGTCTCCTTTAGTAGAATAGTATAGGTTAGGATACTCTTTATCTTGGAGTTTTTTAAGTACTGCGAAGCCAATATTGTTGTTTTCTATTACTAACATAGGATTATTGTACTCTGCGGCTATACTATAGAGTATATCAGCAAAGTCATCAGGCGTTGGCTTGCCGATGTATTCCCCTACTTGCTTCATATCTTCAAGCTGAATAATGTGGAATGCGCTATTGTCTTTTCCGTCGCCGCGTGCAACATCAGCCAC